CCTTTTGCTTTGCCCTCTCGTTTAGCTTTTGTAGTTGCTGCATACTCAGCAGAGGACAAAGATTTTATAGCAGCTTCAGGCAAGTATCTTTCCCCAGTCTTAGCACTAGGCTTTCCACTCTTTGTACGCCACTTTTGTTTTGTCCAGTCTTTTAAGCTTTTCTGGGGGGCTTTCATTATTTATACCCCCCACCCTTGGCTTTGTATTGTTTTGCCAACATCTGTGCTTTTCTCGCAGACCATTGTCCAGGTGCTCCACCTTTACCACCTGCTTTAATCCTGTTGAATAGGTTTTTACGCATAGTTGGTTTAGTGTAGTTACCTGCTTTGTTGACTGTGCTACCACCACTAGACATCCCAGCTACTTTTTTTAAAGACTTTGCTTGCCCTGCGTGTAATTTAGAGGCTTTCTTCAAACCTTTAATTACTTTTTTTACTCTGGTTTTGTTTTGTTTAGTTAAAGGCATGGCACTACACCTTTACTAGTTTGTAGCCTTTAGCTTTTGCTGCTGCTCTAAGTTTTGCCAGTGTCATTGTAGCACCGCCCTTAGACATGCCCTTTTTCTTCATTCGAGCACCGCCCATTGCGTAGCCTTTTTTCTTCATGCCACCACGAGCCATACCTTTTTTCTTCATCATCATGGTTCCTTTTGCGGCACCTTTTTTCTTTTTCTTCATCATGGCTGCTCCTCTGGCTGCACCCTTCTTTTTCATGCCGCCTCTAGCCATGCCTTTTTTCTTCATCTTTCTAACCATTAGGTTTACTCCTTGTATAAATTGTTAAAGACACGTTCCGTATCCCAAATATATTCAACATCTTCTTTAGAGTTAAAGATGTTTTGATTAGGTTTAAAATCAGGTGCACCTTCTCCAGTTTCAAACCAAGCAGGGTGAGTTACTCTCACTCTATTATTGGGTAACGCAACTATGTTACCTGTGTACTCACCTGCATCTAACAACTCTAAAACGTGAGACTGTTTGTGTTGTGCAGGGTCATCCGCAACTTCGTTGTTTGTGTAGTCAACAGTGAAGTAGTACTTTGCAGGATAAAACTCGTTATCTATTTTAGCTATCCAAGGAGCAGGGGTTGCTCTGTTTATAACGTACACAGAGTGATCGTGAGACATGCAATCCCAGGGTTGTGCTAAGTATGGTGGCAACTCCGTAGGCCAATCCTCTAAGGGTGTATCGGCTACAAGTGCAGTCAGTGGCATCCTTGCCCACATTGCACCACCATGTATGTTAGGACTGTCATCTTCGTCAGACTCAAAGCCTGTAAATATGACTTGAAAACTTAGTGTTCTGTTT